TAATACCACTCAACCATCTTTCAATACCATTTCTGATACCAAAGTCCGTGTCATTAAGAACTGTAGTTGTCCAAGGTTCAAATGTTCTGTCACCAGCAAGATAAAGGATACGTCCTCTATAGTTCACTGGAATGTCAGTAATTGTCTGCCCTGGCAAACTCGCAGTCTTAATAAGGAATGATGCATTTGCAGTCGGAAGACCTGTTGCAATTCCTGTTGGAGTTGTTAATGTAACCCTAAACTGATTGGCACGAGCACCGCCGCCGTCAAGGAAAGCTTTAAATTCGTCTATACTAGCCATTTTTTATCTCCTTATCCGCCAATCTCACTGAACGCAACACCTGTGCGAACAGCAATAAAGTTAAGTGTAATGAAGTTAATTGAACGAGCAGGTTTGATGTAGATATCTGCAACAAACTCATTTCTATCAATAACTTCCCCTGTGTTGTTAGTCTCATCGGCAACTACTGAGAAGTCAGTAATACCTCTACGACCTTGAACGTCACGAAGGAACGGTTCTACCAAGTTTCTGAATTGAGCACGAGTAAATGCATCGTTAAACTCAAAGAGTTGATACTTAGCAGCAGTCGCAATTGCCTTCTCAAGAACAATGAACAATCTACGAACATTGATTCTATCAAATGCAGAAGGTCTTGCCAATGCAGTCTTGTCACCGAATAATACAGTTCCTTGTCCAGGCTGTGTCATTACAGGGTTGACTCTAGCAGGGTAGAGAATGTCTCTCTGTGCCTTTGTTGGGTTGAATGCAACCTTAACAGCACCACGAATCTGTCCTCTGTTATAACCAGCAGGAGAGAACCAAGGTTCTGCAACATTATCAGTATTTGCAGCAAGTCCAGCAATGTCACCATTGAGTGGAACATAACGATATACATCGTTATACTTGTCATACATATACTTATATCCAGAATCGAATACTGCATAAGATGAACTTGCCAACTGGTTGAAGAACGCAACAACATTAGTTGTCTGTGCAGCACCAGTAGTCACACCAACAACATCTGCTCTACGAGGAGAGATGAAACCAACACAATCTTTACGAGCCTCACAGAGGTCGATAATCATGGTTGCGTGTGTAACACCATCTGTTGAAGCAGGACAAGTTCCTGCCATAATTAGGTTTACATCAACTGTGTCAGCGTCAGCAAACAAGTTGTATGCAATATCTAATTCACCGATTGTTGGAGTATCATCTGTTCCACCAGCAAGATCATCGGAAAGAACTCCCGCCTTACCAGCAGTAGAAGCATAAGAAGCTCCAGATGCAACCTGTGTTCCAGCATTAGTTAGTGATGCATCATGATCCATCCATCTTACGAAAGAAGAACCAGTGTTCACAACATTTGCATAGAAAGCAGTTCCACCTTGTGGAGTTTTTGCAGTATTTGCCTGTGATACAAATGGGAATGTTTCTAGAACAGCAGTTGTTCTCTGTCCAGCAATATCTGCATCAAATCCAGAAATACCACCGTCTCTGTCATACACTACAATATGCATTTCATCAGCAGAGATGTTTCTGTCTGTTGCCCATGTTGATGTGCCAGGAGCAGCATCAAACAAGTCATAGAATCTCCAACGTCTACGAATTGCTTCACCACCAGACATTGCAGATTTTAGTCCACCACCGTTAGGATTGTCTAGTTGACGAATAGTAAGGTCGTTAGTTGCAATTGCAGTAACTTCATACTGTTGTCCGTCAGTTTCTTGTAGATAGATAATGTCATTGACATTAAACTCAGTTCCGTCTGTTACAGCAAGAGTTGTTGCACCAGCAGAATGTGCGCCGTCAACGGTTGAGGTGACTGTCTGTTCGTATGCAGTTGCGTTAGAACAAATAGAAACACCAAGTGAGTTACCGTATGTGCCTGGGAACTTTGCAGCCCACTCACCTACAGAACCAGAACCATCGGCATAATTGTTTTCATAATCTGTGTCGTTTTTAATCTTCAATCCAGATCCGTCTGCGGTAGCGTTGACAGCAGCTGTGTCAGCACGAATTACACGAAGAGCGTTTCCGTATTGAAGAAAGTTTGCGGCAGTGAACCAAGTCTCAAAGTTATCTGAGTTTGGTTTACCAAAGAAATTAACCAATTCCTGTTCTGAACCGATTGGGATGATCTCTTCTACTGGGCCCTGTGGGAAGCCAGCAGCGATCGCACCAATTGAGGTTGCAACAGCAGGAACAATATTGGTCAAATCAATTTCTTTGACTAGCACGCCAGGGGATAGTTGAAATGCCATCTCTGTTTCTCCTTTATGGATTTACTTTATAATAATCTAAGGTTATCCTCAAATTTACACGAATATTTATAAAAACCCATCTCTTCAGAATGTTTTTTTATAGGTTTAGCAGCACATAAATAGTTTCATGTCGGAGCACTATCAGAAATACAAAAATACCATCAAAAAGGTATCACAACGCAATTACAGGGCACGAAAGATATGGGTAAACGAATATCTTGGTGAAAAGTCCTGTCATCATTGTGGTGAATCTGAAACTGCTTGTCTCCAGTTTTATCCTCATGAGAGGAAAATACGTTCTCTATCTAAAAGAAAAGGATTGAATGAGGAATCTAGAACCGAAGTTGTAGGTTTAATCAACCAATCCACAGTCGTTTGTGCGAACTGTTATCTTAAATTAGAAAACGACATTATTGATATTATGTAGGGTTTTAGTGTTTTCTACCAATCTGAATCATAAGAACGAACCACTGGACTCCACCGTGTTCCATATTCATCTATTACAGTTTCACCATAAGGGTCTTGTAATCCATCGTCCATAAACCCAAACGGGGCCATGTCTTGTTCTAATTGATGTTGTTGTTCTTGAAACATTCTAGCACGAATATCATCATCTGTCAACTCTTTAAAATATGTCTGTTGAATTAACCATGCAAAGATAACACAACACATTGCAAGGTCATCAGCGTGTCCATCTTCTGCTTCATAAGACTGTCCTCTAAGTGAGAATGTAGAAAACTCATTGATTAAGTCATAGTCGGTAATAATAAGTTTATCTGTTTCAATAATCTGTTTAAGGTTAGAACATCCTAGCGATTTAACCGCCTTTGTTGTCCTTACTCCCAATTGTGCCTTACCGCCTGAGAAACCACCCCCAATCACTTGACCCGCACGCCCACGCATGGAAGCCATGATAAGGTTCTCATACTCCAAGTCATACTGTAGTGCAGATGCAACCTGTTCACCAATATCATTTACCTCAACAAGTGTATATGCCTGATTATATGCAGTTGCAACATCGTGAATAATATTAGGAAAGAGTAGAGGTTTGATTTCATTGTTACGATATTTTGCAACAATAGTGTATGGCACAGTAGTAACATCGAATACAATAAATGCAGAATAATCGTTCTGAGTCCCCCTAGCAACGTCACAGACGATGGTGTAGAGGTGTCCTTCTTTTGGTTTGACATAGAGATCCAATCCAGCATTAGACTTAATTGGATTATGAAATGCCATTGATTTTATCTTAGATGGGTGTATTAGTGTATTTGCAGAACCCAAGAACTCACACTCAAACTCTCTTCTGAACTGTTCTTCAGAAGTGTTGTTGATAGTTTCTTGTCTCCACTTATCATCACGGCCTGGAACTTGACTCCAGTGAACATCTATGACATTATATGTGTTCCTACCATTCTCTGCATCAGTCCATAACTTATAGAACATATTCATACCGTTAGGAGTTGATACGATAACAACTTTGGTAGACTTACCAGATGAGATTGTAGGATATACCGAACTAAAGAAGTCCTCTGCAACATTCTGTGGAACGAATGCAAATTCATCTAGGAACAACATATTGTATGAACCACCACGAACAGCAGATGATGATGTGGATGATGCAACAACACGAGAACCGTTTTCTAAGTCCACAGAACCTTTGTTCCATGATACCACCCCCTGTTGTAACCACTTGGGTAGATTTTCGTATGCGAGTTGAAGTCTTCCTAGAATGTCTCTTGCAGTCGCAGCCTTGTTAGCAAGGATTGCAACATTCATATTCGGATTGAATAGAATATAGTGTAGGACGTAAGATACAAGAGTTGTAGATTTACCAGACTGTCGAGGAAGTTTGCAGATAGTAAAACGATTGTCGTGAATCGTGTTTACAATATCTTCTTGGAAATCATAGAGTTCAAATGGAACAAGTCCCTCATCCAAAGATACGATTTTGATATAATTCTTAATGAAGTATATGGGGTCTTCCATACACTTCTGATATTCTAGGATTTGTTCCTTAGTCCACTCAATAGGTGCGTTTGCTTTCTTGAGAAGGGGATTCCCCAAGTAGTGTTGGATATCAGTCATAATACAAATCTCAAATTAAGACTCTCAAGAGAGGTTTAGAATTTTATTCAGTTTCTGCTGCGTCCCAAGTCTGTTCATCTTCATTCCAGTTATATGAACCACCGCCCTCTGGATATGCAACAGGACATTCCCAATAATAAGTATCAGTATTTAATGTCCAAGATGCATATGGTTTTTGAGCATAAAATGCATCAGCAACCACATCATAATAACCTCCAACACCAGCAAAGTTTTTTCTTAATGCTTTAGATTGGTCATCAGAAGGGGTTCCATCATCATTATAATGAACACCACCAGATGTATTATAAGAAGTCTGAATCCATTTGCCTGGTTCGTTATCTACCATGTTATCAATAAAGTCTTGTTCTGCAACAATAACCTTTTTTACAATTCCTTGAACTACTTTTGCGTAATGTGCCATTATCTATTCTCCTTAAATCGCCGTTGTGTCGTATCTGATAACTACAATACCAGAACCACCATTGCCCGCTAAATCACCACCATCATTACCACCACCACCAGAACCAGTATTTGCAGTTGCATTAGCACCAACACGAGTGCCTCTGATACCGCCAAGACCTCCACCGCCAGCACCACCATTACCAGCAGTTCCGCCTGCTGCAATACCGCCGCCACCGCCGCCAGCACGAGTTACAGAAGAACCAGTTATTGAAGAAGAAATTCCAGTGCCACCGTGTCCAGCCTGACCAGTTGCAGAACCAGAAGCATTATTACCGTTTGCACC